ACCACCAGTTAGAATAGCGATGTCTTCTAGTAACAATTTTCTACGATCACCAAATTCAGGTGCTCTTACAGCACATACTTTAAGTGTACCACGCATTTTGTTTACAACCAATGTTGAAAGTGCTTCACCATCAATATCATCACAAATAATAAGCAATGATTTATTTGCTTGAGATACACCTTCTAGGATAGGCAACAAATCTTTTACAGCTGAGAAACGATGGTCTGCAATAAACACATACACGTCATTCAAAGTGGTAGACATTGTTGAGTTGTTTGTTACAAAATAAGGTGATTTGTAGCCACGATCAAATTGCATACCCTCCACTGTTTCAAGGAATGTTTCACCTGTTTTAGATTCTTCAATGTAAACTACACCTTCACGACCTACTTTTTCCATTGCTGTAGAGATTAGTTTTCCTACTGTTGGATCATTGTTTGCTGAGATAGTAGCGATTTGTTCGAGTTGATCTTCAGATGCAATTTTTTCATGCATTTTTTTCAATCCTTGCAATACAACTCCAACTGCACTGTCAATTCCACGTTTAATTTCAACTGCATTTGCTCCATCGTTCAAACGCTGTAAACCTTGTTTAACAATTTCACGTGCTAAAAGAGTGGAGGTAGTTGTTCCATCTCCCGCGTTATCTGCTGTTTTAATGGAGGCTTGCTTGATCATGTTAATTCCAAGATCCTCAATTGGATCCTCAAGCGAATTAATTTCTTTTGCAACGGTTACACCATCTTTTGTACTATATACTTGTCCTTCTTTTGTATAGACAACGTTACGACCGTTTGGGCCTAAGGTTGAAACAACTGCATCAGCTAGTTTATCAATACCTTTTACTAATTTTTTACGAGCGTCTGCTCCAAATTCAATTTGCTTACTCATTTTACTCTTCTGTTTTATTATTCTATAACTTTTGCAAGTACTTGGTTTTCTGCCCCAATGAAGTACTCTGTTCCTTCATGCTCAATTTTTGTAAAACCCATTGTAGGTAATACAACGCTATCTCCTTCTTTTAAAACAGTGGGAATAAATGTTCCTGTTACTGTGTCTTTTCCAGGTCCAACTGCTATAACTGTTCCATGAACGTTTCTATCTTTTCCCATATCCGGGACAATAATTGAGCCGAATTGTGTTTCTTCAATTTCTACTGGCTTTACGATAACTGCATCAAATAGTGCTTCTAATTTACTCATATTTCGATTGATTTTAATAGATTGTCTAATCCGTTTTTAACTTCATTCCAAGTGAGGATATATTCTTTAATGGAAGAATATTCACCTTGATTTTGATAGAACTTTTGTTTTGCAATACTGTTAAGGGCATTTGAAAAGCTACTATAGTATCCAATTACTTTTTCTTGTTCTTTTCCGGTTGCTTCTTTTCCACCAAATCCACGGGTAGAAATAACTGTTTCCATTACAGTAAAATTTGTTGCATCTTTAACAATGTAGAAAGGCTCCATTGAAGGATCTTTGATTGTACAAAGTGTAGATTGTGGATCAACATTTTCGCCTCTAGCAGGACGACCGCGTCGTGTTTTTGTTTCTTGCATAACTTACTTTAAATTTATAACTATAATATACGAAAACTATTTTAAATAGACAAGCTATTCTATTATACATATTAGAAAGCCCTGTCTTCTTTACGGACCATATAATATTCACTGCGAGTATCTCCACTAGTAAATTCTAGTTTCATCAAACCATTTGCATTCAAATGTAGTTTACCTTCTTTTAAGTCCTTGTTTATATTCAATATGTTTTTAAACTGGTTGGAGTTGAATGGTAGTTTAATATCGTCTTTTTCTATTTTACCATATAGCTGGTATGTTATTTTGTTGTTATGGCCATTCTCGTCTCCAAATGTAAAGAGGCACATCTTGTCTCCGTTTAAGTCCATTTCGGTAGAAACTACCATATTATCAATGTCTCCAAGAGCTGTTTTTGCTTTAACAAGGTTAAGCAAATCTTCCGAGTCAAGGGGGAAAACAGCATCCCATTCCATCTCTGCTACAGTTCCTACTTTAGATATCAAAAGTGGATCTGCTAAAGCATATGTTAAGTTAAATTTGCTATCTTGAAAATGTAGTTTAATTGGAATGTTTTTGTGTTTTTCCAACTCAACAAGTAAATCACCTTGTGTAATGTTAAGTAAGCTCAAGAATTTTTTAGTGTCAAAAATAGCTAGCTCACAATCTTCAATGTCAATGTTTTGACATGTGATTTTACCTATGACTTCTTTATTTAGAGACATAAAGTCTATTGTGAGTGTTTTATCTTTGATTTGCCACTTGACGGATTCATTTTCGCCCAAGTAGTACTTGTTTATAACCGATTGTAGAACTAATTTATTTACCATGTGTTGAAGATAAGAAAAAGCCTGTCGGTAGACAAGCTTTTCTATAAAAGATTGAGAAGTTTATTTAACTAGGAATAATTACAGCATATTTATCTCCCCATTCTGAAGCTCTTGGGATTGAAGGGTCTCCAGGGAAAGCAGATAATACAATGTATTCATTTGGGATAACGGCTCCTGCTTCATCTTTTTTAGGGCGAACAATTACGGTTAATTCATCTGATTTAAATTGGGTTAAAGGAGCAGTAGTAGTAATAGCAGGTACTTTTACTTTATTAGGTCCTTCAATTTTTTCTACTTCACTTTCTTTAGCTCCTGGGAGTTTTTTGGCTTGTTCCATAGGTAAAACTAAGTTATATCCAATTCCTGGGGATTTAACTGTCAATGTGCCTGTACTGTTAGCTATTTTATCTATGTTTGGTTCTTTATCTAGGGCATCTTGGGCTAACTTTAATACAGCATCAATAGGTTTTGAAAAAATTGAACCTTGACCTGGTTTAACATGAACATCTTCTAGTTTACCTTTTAACCAAGTTGGTACTTCTACAGCTTCATTTAATGCTTCAGCTAATACAAGTTTAAATTCATCACCTTGAGCTTCTATTTTATATTCTTGTCCTCCAATATCATATGTTCTACCTGGGGTGAAATCTTGGCCATCCATTGATCCTTGACCTAAAGATTCCAAATCATCAGTAATATCACTATCATCATAATTAATGATTTGGTTCATTTCAGCACCATTGTGAAAATATTGAAGTTCGTTAAGTAATTTTTGCTTGTACTGTCCTTCAGTAATAACACCAGCCAACATTTGCATACGAAGAAATTCTTTGTTCATTTTGTTTTAATTTACTTTGTTTTATTATACATATTATGATATTATTTATTCTTTAAATTTCCAAATATAATTAAATGCTTTTTTTTGTTTTTCTTGACAGCATCTATGTATACTATTATGGCTTAAATTTAATGTAAGAGATATTTCCTTTAAAGAATCCCATGTTTTAAGAAAATTACCATTCAAATCGTATTGAGATATTTTTCTCTTTTTATTGTTTGAGGGTTTACCTAGTTTAGATTCTCTCATTTTTTGTTTAGTAAGAACAGAGTGAGTGTGGTTTTGAAAATTACTAGGTTTACCTAGTTTAGATTCTCTCATTTTTTGTTTAGTTTCTTTTGTTCTTTTTTGTCCTTTAATTTTATTTTTTACATGATCTGAAAGAGGGCCAAATGATCCTATATCATATAGATTGCAAAATAGAACTTTATTCCATTCTCCTTCCTGGGATTCTAATGTGATTATTTTCCAGTAGCTTTCTCTTTCAAATAATTTATCAACTAAACATTCTTCTATAATTTCAAATGTATGATTTTCCCACCCATATTTTCGAATTGAATTATATATTTTAGGACCCATTATTCTTTTATCTATACATTTATATGCAGATTTTCTTTTATTAATGTTGATGGATTGACCAATATATATTTTACCTTTAGGGTTAGTTATTTTGTATATTCCTACCATATGTTATTTTATTATAAATATATGGAAGGTGGGTTTTTAATTTAAAATTATAAATACATTTTATGAGAAGTTAAAGAACTTTGCACGATATGGGTTGAGAGAGAGTTCCCACCCAATATCTTGGTACACAGTTTCAAGTTTATTTCGAATAACACTATCAAACAAACCATCACGATCAATATATTTGTTTATAAGTGTTGTTATCTCTGGCATATCATTGTAGCCATTATATCCTACCACATCTATTTTGTATGGGTTTGGTTTCAAGTATGCAATATACATTTTGTCCCCCAATGTAAATTCAGGGTATTGTTTTTGTTTATTTTTATGGCGGATAAGATCATTTGTAATGATAGCTGCTTTCGTATTGATGGGACATTTCAATTTTAATTTTGAAAATAATTCACCAGCCATAGGTCTACGCTCAATATATTCGTCTAGTTTTTTAAGCCCCGTTGGTTTAAGCAACTTTATCCACTCTATTGCATGCATTGAATCTTTAAAATTCATTACAAACTTGTCAATTTCTGTTTTAGATTTACCAAATAGGATACTTTTAATAAGTTCTTCTCCAAAGTTTCTAAAGTATGGAGGGAAATTGGATTTCATAATGTCCAATCCTTTCATCTCTAGTTCCTCTATTTCAACACCTTCTTTATTTACAATGTACATTGCGTAACGGCGTTTACCAGCCCAATATGCTTTTTCAGCGATTACTTCCTGCTTCAACACGAAGTGGTGTTTACCATGCATATTGAATAGATCCTGCGTTATATTGTTTAGGTTTGCATTTGCTACATCCTGGAGTTCCTCTGTTAATACGAGTAATCGTTTAATTTTTTCTTCACGGTAACTATAGTTTAGGTCAGGGTTTCTATGTTTAAGCAAATCCGTTAGTTCCATGTATAAAGAATCGGTATCGGATGCAATCACAAATTCCTTTAAATCTATTTCAAGTTGATCGGAAATGTATTGGTTTACAAATATAATTGATTCTTTCGTAAGTCTCTGTCCGCTGTTAGTTATAGCTGCAGAGCATATTTTAAAACCGTCTGTAAAACGCCATGAATTAATAGCATATGTACCATATAATGCGTTTTGTAAGATTTTGAAGGCCATTTGATACAAGTCATATAGCTTATAGTTTGCCCAATCTTCTGCTTTACCTGCTGTTTTCTTAAGTGCTCTATAGTGTTCCCTTTGATCAAACCAATCTTCCAATACCTCACAGGCAATACTTTTTTTATCTGTTCGATAAAATGCTCCACTGGCAGAAATTGTCCAATTGTTTTTTTCGATTAGTTCTATAAGGCTAGAAACAGCAATAGTAGCATCTTTTAAAACATACCGTTTTTTATCTAACTTTTGGATATGAATTTTTTCTTCCGGATCACGTTTGCGCAGTTGCTCAAGTGAATTGTATTGTTCGTAATTGTTTTTTGTAACAATTCTACCCATTAGAGTTTCCACCCCCAAATTCAACGATTTGATAATTGAAGGATATAGCGAGGTAAAGTCCAAATCCGATACATCTGAGTATAGGCCAGGTTTAGGGTCAAGTAAATATCCTCCAGCATACGAATCATATTTACGGATTGTTTTAATGTTGCGTTGTAGATATTTGTTTGATAGTGTTTTAACAACAACTGTTTTATCCTCTATACTATATATAATACCTTCAATAGTTGGGGTTCCTCGTTGTTGTACAACATGGTCTCCTACTTCCAACTCTCTAATGGTAGGGTTTGTGGTGGTTGGTTTGTTTGGTGCAACAATACCTTTACGTTTTAAGTAGGTTAATATTGCACCCTCATTTAATGCTGTATTATAGTAAATTGACTCGTATGGTGTATGGCATAGGTGGGATATCAAAATGGTTAATTCGATAAATTTTTGTTTTTCCTCTAGTGCCTCTATAATTTCAACATCTCGAATGTTATATTCAATATATTTGAGTGGATCTTCTTTAAACAATGTATCTAAACTCCCATTATATTCTATTTTACCCAGTTTAGCATATTTTAACCCAACATCCCCTAACTTGTAAGATGATTCTTCTTTCATGATATACTTTTTTAACAAAAGCATATAGTCTAGACTATTTACTAATCCAATTTTAATTGGAGAGTTTGGGTTGTAAATATTTTCATCAATTTTTCCTACGGGAGATAAACGAAAAACTTCATCTCCTAATCGTTTTTTAATCCTGTAGTATAGGTATGGTATATCAAAGAAATCACTGTTGTATCCTACAACAATGGTTGGATCCATTTGTT